AGACGCACGTGTAGCTTACCGTCAGCCTTAGTATGCGTAGCTATGCCACCAATGAAGCTGTTGATGTAGACCTCAACTGCATTAAGACGCTTCATATTCTGTAAGAACTTCTCAGCCTCTGGCATACCCTTAGCTCTGGCTACACCCTCAAGGTGAGTGAGACTGTCCTTACCTGTACTGAAACCATTGGCACTTACATAGCTGGCATTAGGTGGCTTGAACCCTAGACCAGCTACACGGTCAGTATCCATAAAAGTATAGCCACAACCATCACACCCTGCACACCTGCTGGGTCTTGCAAAAGGATTTCCATCTTTCTTTACCTTCCTGATTTGCCCACTGCCATAGCAGGACTTGCATTGCTTTGCCTTCTGTCTGTACAGTTTAGTTGAATGTTTTGTAACTGTAGATGTGAAGGCAGCATTTGCCATACGACCATCAAAGAGTGTAGGCCATAGCTTCTTATCATCTGGCTTACGACCATAGACAACCCAGCCCAACTGCTCTGGACTGTTGAGGTTTATAGGTCTGTCACCCATCAATTCGCTAGTGTGTTTCTCAAGACTATGTACAAGAGCATCACGCTCTGCTTCATACTCTTTACGTACTGCGTCTAGTGCTTCAATGTCAACCTTAAACCCACGCTGATATATCTTAGCTAGGTGCAATGCAAGTTGATTGGTTAGGTCAATGCTATCCTGTAGTGTAGTGCCATCTAGCTTATCTACTATTGTATTATACAACTGCTGTGTTGCATGTAGATCGTGAGACAGGTACTCTGACAACTCAGTAAGAGGAATGTCACGGGTGGTGTATCCCTTCTTGAAGTATTCCTTGAGTGTGTCCTGCTTCTGTGTGTCCAGTGCGTAGCGTTCTGCACAGGCATCAAGGGACAGGGGCTGCTTCTGCCCACGCTGCAGGATGTACTCACCTAGCATGGTATCAAAGACTTTGCCATCATAGGTGAAGCCAGACTCCCACAGCCACAGTAGATCATGCACTGCATTGTGTGCTACTAGCACTGTGGTCTTGTCAAGTATAGATTGTACACAATCATGGTCAAAGGGCGTACCCTGCTTTTCCGAATGATCAAAGGTAAAGATATGTTCGTTACCTGATTGATCTAATGTACCAACCTGTGTCAGTGAATTGTCTTTCTCAAATGGGTCAAGGTGTAGCTTGCCATCCCTAGTCGTTGTCGTATTCTCTACGTCCAGTGTCAGGATCATTATCAATACCCTTCCGTATTAAGTGTACAAAACCCACGTTGAATATAGCAGCATATGTTTCGGGGTCAAGGTCTAATTTCATAGTTGCGCTGCCATCTTCATGATCTTCTATGTCAGTTATCTTTATATTGTTATTCATCTTTTATCTCCTTATTATACTTACGAAACCTTTTATTATAAGCACGTTTAATTTTCTTTAACTGCCCAGCTTTCCATATGTAAAACTTACGTGCCTTTGTAAGCCCATCGTACTCATCACCACCCTTCATTTGTATACGTTTATTCATTCATCATCTCCTACTACTGGGGTGTTAGTACTGGCAAGTATTACCCCTTAACTAATACAGTGATGTCAGTTTACTCATCTGTTAAAGCCTCCCATGCTACAGGAAATAATGTCTGCAACTAACCGTGTCTCAGCAGTCTTGTCCAGTCGTATCAGATATTTCTATCAGATCAGATACATTACCGCTTACTTCATGTTGAGAGTGATATTCGAATATCTCTCTGTCTGTTTTCATCCTTTCGGCAAACTCCTCAGCCTTTTCTAGGCTACTAAAGACACCCAAGTTATAATAGTTGTTGTACACTACTGAATATTCACTCATCTCTCAGTGCTACCCATGACACAGGGAATAGGTCTTCCATCTTTAAGCTGATAGCCCATGCTACCTCTTGTGTCTCTGCCTGTGTGTCAGACATACACCTTAGCTTACACATGTCTGCAAGGGCGTCAAGGCTACCTGACCAATACCATTCAGTCATGGTGCTTTGTGGCAACACCATACGTGCTTGCTCAGGGGCTACTCCTGACTTGAGTAAAGCTTTGTATGCACACAGCGCCTCGTAAGGCGAGTCAGATACAATCATTTCATCCAGTTGGCCTAGTGCCACAATACCCTCAGACCCCTGCTTCTTATCGTCAGCACGACCACGCCACTCATCAGGTACATAAAACTCTGGGTCATCATCCACATACCTACGACTGATCTCATTCCAACGTAGGAACTTATGCTTGACTAGCTGTCTAGCTACAAAGACAGGTGCCTTTACATGGAAGGACGCAAAGCAATGTCCAAATGGACTATAATGGCCATGATTGGCTAGGTATTGGATAAGCTTTGCATCTGCTGCCTTAAGTACATTGGGGCCACCTACCCTACCATCAAAGGTAGAACTCTTACCAAAGGATACCCTTGCTGCATTGACTACTGACAGGTCAGTACCCATGTGATCTATTAGTGTTACCTTAATCAACTGTGATCTCCTTTATCTCTATCCAGTGGTTCAGGGCATACTTTTTTAGCAGGTAATCTCTCCGCTCCTCCGCTTTAATTCTCTTTCCATATACAGACTCACATCCCAAGTCATTCATTACAAGGTATACCTTACTAGCCATCCCGCATCCTTTCATCCTTGTGGTCTTGCATAGCCTTCTCACGTTCCTTCTTAAACAATTCCTCTAAGCTAAGGTTGCCCCTAAAGTAATCAGGTGTGTCACGATTGTCAAACTTTTTCTCTATCCAATCTAATAATCTTTGTATCACGGTGCTGTTCCTTTCCATAGTGCAAGCTGCGCCTCAAGTTTAGCCTTACGTATCTCAAGGGTCTTGGCTTGATGCTCCCAGTAGTCTGTCTCACGTTGCAGCATGTCTACCTGACCTCGTAGCATATCATTTTCCTTCTGTATTTTCTTCAACTTAGTCATACCCTTACCTGCTTCAGCTAATAAATCCTCTCTCGTTTTCATGCCTCATACCTCGCAGTGCGATAGTTGAGATTGGTGTGGACTATGCCATGCCAACCAGACAGTTTGTTCTTAACGACATTGAGGTGGCGCATAGTATCTTCCTCTTCTGCACCCTCAACTGGTGGGTTCTTAGCAATCAAAAGCATTAGGTCTGCCTCTGCTGCCTTACCTGTACGACTACCCTCCATCATAGATTGATTAAGTACAACCTTGTTCTCTGCCTCTGCGGATAACTGAGACATGTAGAACATAGCACAGCCATGTTGCTTGGCGATCTGTCTGGCATAGATAGCGTTAGCCTTGAGTGCTTCATCAGTACGTGAGTAGCCACCTGTCTTGGCAAACTTATCACCCATGTCAAGCACTACAATGTCAGGCTTGTATGTCTTGCACACACTCTCAACCCATGACATGTCCCGATCAGTAGCATCCTTGAACTTTACATTGTCTCTGATCTTATCATATGCAGCCATAGCCTTGGCCTTATTAGCTACAACATCCTTAGCTTCCATGTTGGCTGCGGCTGTGATGTAGCGGTGAGCCACACGGTGATAGCCTTCCTCATTGCACAACACAATGCACTTGGCACCCTGCCATGCGAAGCCACCCTCACCAGCAATTAGACTGGCATGGAATGAAGTCTTGCCAGTGTTAGGACGTGCGCCTACCTCAATCAAGTGACCAGCATTGACACCCTCTACCTTACGTGTGAGGGTAGGGATGTTGAATGTCCACTGGCTCTCAAGGCTATTGAGGGACAGGATGTGGTCAATGCTTGAGTCCTCCCATTCAATGTTTAGCTTGGGGGTGAAGTCATCACCATACTGCTCAAGCATATTACGTAGCGGCTCAAGGGTATCCTTTGTACCATTGACATAATCAAAGCCAAGGTTTGCAATGTCCTCACCTATAACCTGCTGGAATAGTTTAGACAAGACCTCTTGGGCAATGTCCACACCCATAGGCTGCTCGTTCTTTACGGTGGCAAAGAGTGCGCCATATGCTTGCTTCTGTGCTGTGGTTAGTGTTGCATTACTTACTAGAAACAATGCCTCAATCTCATCAGGTGTGACAGTACGTTCATACCGTTGCATGGCACTGTCGATTGCCTTCTTGATCTTACGTACATCAGGGCTGAACAATCGTTCTGGGCATCGTGATCCACGGTGGTTGTCATAGAACTCTTTGTCCATCAGACTACGTATTAGTGCTAGTTCCATCTGGGGTGTATCCTTCTGTTAGGGCTATCAGATTAAGTATATCTATAGGGTTATTATATTTTAGATCATCTGTCAACTTTAATACACAAACATCTTTACAGTATGTGCGTAATTCTTTAGCAAACTTGAGTGACTTGGGCAGTGCATCGGGGTCAAGTGCTACTATTATGGTGGAGAACTGCGACAAGTACCGCTTATGTCCCTCCGATAATGATGTACCCAACA